GGGTCATAGTTTGAGTCATAGCAATACGCTGGCACCTAAGCCGGAGCCCAAGCCAGAGGGCGCGGTCGTTGAAAACATCGAGGACACGATGGGCATACGCGTGCCGGATGATCCATGGGTTGCCCAGCAGATCACAGGGTTCGCCAGACACAAGCACCTGGGAGAGCATAACGACTGGCTAAGCGTAAACGATGGAAAGATGCAGACGTTGACCGACGCAGACTACACGCAGGTCGGCAACGCCTGGTCGGCTAGAAAACAATCCTTACTTAACGAGTGAAAGGACAAACGATGGCTAAATATAATGAGGTTCTAAAGTTCACTGCACACAGGAACACAGACCGCTTCTCTGGTGACACGCCGCTGGAGAAGGGCAAGCCTAATTTTGGCAACGGTACGATCACGCTGCACAGCGCGCTGCCGCCAGGCGAATACTCGATCTCGGTCTGGCAATACGCGGACAGTATGAACCTCGGCTGCTCGCTCAGCTCGGTGGACCGCAGCGGCGATGATCAGCAGCCGGCACCGGCCGCTCCACAGAGAAGGAACCTGGCAGATGATTTCGGCTAAGACGGGATCGATGCTGACCGTGCAGGAAGCAGCTCTGCGGTTATTCGGTGATACGACCGAGACAAACACCGCGCGGATCTACCGGAGCATCAAGCTCGGCGAGATCCAGGTCAGGAAGATCGGGGGCCGCAAGATGATCCCCACCTGGCAGATCGATAATCTGGAAGGGCGTGGCGTTGAACCCGAGTGATGTACTCAACAAGGTCGCATCGATCATTGCCCAGCGGGCTCAGACCCACGGTGATTATCGGGACACCTTTCAGATGACTGCAGACATCTGGTCGGCGTATTTGGGCACGCCCATTACGCCGGTCCAGGTCTGCGTGTTAAACGCGCTGCAGAAGCTCGCGCGTGATCAGAACAGTGAAGATTGCAACCCAGATAACCTGGATGATGGCACCGGCTACCTGGCCATCGGCGCTGCAATACAGCAGGCAAAAAAAGAGGGGGGCTAAGTGCCCCCCCAGCCTTTATTCGCTTAACATATAATCTGGGTTTCGGATCTTTTCGTTATGTTTCCGTAGTATCTCTTCTACCTCTTCAAAGATGTTGCCGCGAGCCTTCTTGAGTGCGGCCTCGGCCTCGATGATAACGCCGGCGCGGTCACTGCCGGCACCGCCTATCCAGATGTAATCCTCGAGCAGGTTTTCGAGAGCTGCCAGCAGATCCGGCGCGGCAGCTTCTAAGCGTGCTTTTTTCTCTTCATCGGTCATGTCTCTCTCCTATTTGTATGGTTTAGCAGGCAGCGGGTTCTCTTCCAAGAAGCGCCGGCACAGATCCCGCAGGGTTCGCGTTGACTGGGGATCTCCCAGGTGCAGGCTGGCCTCTCGTACCAGCCTGCGGTGCATCAGCTCGGGCATGCTCATGCGACTTGCTGCAGCCAGGGATTGAACGGCTGCTGCCCGCGCCAGATCTTCGCTTCCATCTTCTCTGCGTCCGCAGCGTCACGCGCTACGTCCTCAATCCAATGGCCGTACAGTTGTCGCGTGGTGTCCACAGTCTGGTGACCCATCAGATCCGCAACGCGCACCAGGTCGTTGCCAAGCACATGCAGCGCCAGTGACGCGAACACATGACGCAGGTCATGCCAGCGCATGTACTTCTTTTTGAACTGGCTCGGCAGTGTCTCATCGAGAGCGAAGCTCGCAGGTGCGGATGAGTTGTTGTTGTTATCGACAACGCGGAACCCAGGCGCTTCATCATCGACCATGTACATGCCGACGATGTTGCAGATTGGATGCAGCACGCTCTCGCGCCAGTACTTTGTGTCCTTGTGCGACGTGCCGTCGTCCATCGGGAACACGTAGTCGTCGTCACCGGCAAACGGCGTTTCAAGTTTCCACGCCTTCAACCATGCGACCAATGTCGGCAGCAAGAAGACCATGCGAATAACTTTCGAGTCTTTGCCGTTCTTCGTCTTCTTCGGGATGTCGGCAGATACCTCGCCGCCCCTCTGCTTCCGCATCGCGACTTTCACATGCGCAGCCGGCGCGTAGATCTTTTTGCCGGTGCGCTTGCAGGTTTCGGTGCGGTCCCAGAGGATGTGCTTCCATTTGAGCGCACGCATTTCGCCGGAGCGCAAACCCGTCCAGCAGGCAAACGCCAACGCCATCGCATCGCTGCGCTTGTTCAACTTAAAACTAAGATCGATGACATTGTTAATCTGATCGAGATCGATGCGAGAGAGCTGTGAAGTCTCGGCCGCATCGAGGCCCTTATACTTGACCTCTTCGAAATCAACCATGCGCGCGACGTTATCGACACACCAGCGGTTCTTAACCGCCAGGTCAAAGATCTTCTTCAGCGGATCTAACTTGTTCTTGATCGTGTTATGCGCCAGGCGCTCCCCTGTCTTTGAATTACGGAAGTTGTCCTCGAGCAGCTCCTCGATCTGCGCGGCCGTAACGTCCATGCACTGCAGCTCCGAGAACGGCACGCCATCGACCAGGAGCGTTTTCCAAGACAGGGCTCCGCTGGTCACGTTCGCCAGTTGCCCAGCTGAGATGTTACGGCGGTCCTCTCGGCCATCTGACTTCTTGATGAAATCATCGATGGCTCTGCCAACCGACTTCTCGGGATGCGCGGTGATGATGCCGCCTGCAATCTGCTGGCCGTTTAGTTTCATTGCCTCGGCCTCGGCCTCTTCCTTCGTATGGAAGAAACGGCGAGACTTGCCGACTTGGTTTTTATCACCTGCAACCTTAATTGCATCTGCGCGTACACTTATGTAAAAGCGAGCGCGGCCTGGCTTGCGGCGCTCTTTGTCTTTCGACTCTTTGACGATGATCTGTTTTTGATTGCTCATTGCTCAGCCCCCCTATGCTGCACGCTTCAAAAATTCTGGAATATCCAGAAGGTCATCATTGGCTGCTGCCGGAGCCGGATCGATCACCGCGAGGTGATCAACCAGCAACTGATAACGCCAATGATCGGTCTGGCCGGCGGCCTGGAAATCCGCGATGGCATCTTTGGTGCGCGCGATGTCGAAGTCGCGAGCTGCGTTGTTACGCTCGGCAGCGGTGCCCAGCTGAGCTGCGCCGTGGACTTCACCGCGCTTGGCCTTGCGCTCGACGCGAGCGCGGAAGGCCGGAAGGGTTTCGCCCTTCGATGCTTGCCGACCATGGTTGACGGCAACGTTGACACTGTCGGCGCTATCAAAACGATGCGCGTCCATAACAGCGATGCCACGCAGCATGTGCAACTTAGGCCGCACGATGCCATCGGCTTCATCGGTTTCGAACCAGGCATCCAAGTGAGCGAACATTGCATCGATGCGGGCCTGCCACTCGGGGCTGTTCACTTTCCAGTAATCACCGGAGCTGCCGATGGCGATGTGGTTGAAAGTTTCCACCAAACGGATGAGCTGCTCAAAAGATTCATGCAGGTGCCAAACGGGAACCAGGCGATCATCATCAAGGCCGCTCTGATTGGCTTCTGAGATCAACTCATTGTTCTGGTCGGTGGTGCCGTCAATTACGTCGGGGATGATGACCACGGCCTGGGGGCAACGATTGCAAACATCTTTTGCCCAGGCATAGAAGTCATCGAGGTAGTCTTGATCGTCGGCAATCGACACGCCGTTCTTGAAAGCGGTGAAAGCGCCGTTGTCGAGGAAGAGGATCTCATCTTTGCCGACCAGCTCGATGGCGCGGTCAACTTGAACACCGAGCTTGTTGTTGCCCGGCCTTGCATAGAAGTAGCTGGCGAGGAAGCTGCCGCCGGCCAAGGCGTCAATGGCTGGCTTGCCGTTGACTGTTCCGTTAAGCGGTAACCCGTGAACTACGTGTTTGTTTAACAATGTCTCTCTCCGGTAACTAGTGGAATCAAAGGTGTCCGTGCGATTCATTATAGTTACTGTGAGTTACATTGCAAGGGAAACGTGCGGTCCTCAGGCAAAAACCTGGAGGGCGTTAGGTTTCAAAAATCTTTTGGCACTGGGTCTGCACTGGGCACAAAAAAAAGCCCTCCATTGCGGAGGGCGTGTGTCTTATAAGTGATTGATTTTACTTAACTATGAGTGGTTGCGGGGGTAGGATTTGAACCTACGACCTTCAGGTTATGAGCCTAATGACCTTATGAAGCACAGTTATCCTGGTGCGACAGAGTGACAGTTCTCTGCCATTTTCTCTCATTATATTTATTCTAGTTGCACACAATTATTCTGGTTGCAGATACGTTTTGGCACTGGGTCTGCACTGGGTTTTGGCACTGGCGAAATCTCAGTGCCAAAATTAACTTTCAGCCATCACTGAGGAACAGCTCTTTCTCCGCAGCTCTACGGCGAACGAGCCCTGGTAAGATCCGGCCGCCGCCTCTACGGAACTGCCACCAGATGTCCGCAGCTCCGTAGTAATCGCCGCGCGCCAGGCGCTGCCTTATCGTGCTGCGGGCGAAAGCGCCGGTCCCGATGTTGTAGGCTAGTGAGCAGCTCGCATCGAACATGCCTTGGGTCAGCTGGGCCCGCGTGAGGACAAGTCTCGTAATTGCTTCCTCAACGTGTCGGCACGCATATCTGAGATAACTTTCGCCGGTGACCTTATCGATATCGTCTGCATGAGGGGAGATAGGCAAGCCTCGATTATCATAACAGCTACCCCACCCCTGCGTGATATAGCCGCTTTGACATTTATAAACTGAGGCCGACCACCCTTCGAAATGTTGGATTATCTCCAGGCCGCGCGAGCTGATCTTCATGTGTGGCCGCGCCGGTTGAACGACCGGCTGCCGTAATAAAATGAGACTACGGTTGTGAACGTGGCTTGCATGGGCTCCGACCAGATAGCCTGGTAGAGATCCAACGTGATCATGTCAAACGCCAACAAATATGTGAGGATGAAAAATTCCAGGAACAACAAGTACCCGATGCTCGGCCGAACGCTTGCGGCATAAGTGACCATCCAAGTCGATGCGCTCTTCATCATCGCCTTGTCATGTTTCAGCAGCGCTTCGCTCTCGCGTATGTCGGCCTCGACATGCAGATGCTGGAGCTTGATCTCACCCAGAGCCTTCTGTTGATCGATCTGGGCCGAAATGAGCTTCAGCTCATGCGCCTTGTCTTGGCGGTCCTGGAAGAAGTCCATCACCTTCGGCAGAAACGATGTGCCAAAGCCAAGAACGGAACCTAATAAACTAAGCATTATAATAAGACTCCTATTACGACAACTTGCAGGACCAACAACGTAAGCCCGACCATCCTTAAATCTCCTTTTTAGGCTGGGAAAAATCTATCGTGGTGCAGAGTGCAGCCCACTGCGCAAACGCACCGAGCGCTTGGTGCTCATTATAATATTTCTCAGTGAGAACTTTTGAAGGGCAGGCCTTGACCGGCATCGCGGTGACATCGTGCGCACCATCGTGCCCAATAATGAAAACGATGAGATACAAGACTTTCATTCCACCGGCCCGTGTCTGGAGTTGTGAATCTTCTCAAGGTGCTCGATGCGGCGGCGAAGATCTTTGTCGATGTAATCCAGGCTGGTGATCAGACGCTCAGATCGTCTGGCGTCTTCCTCGCGCTTCGATGGCGAGAGCATACCGGCGAGGATGTCTACGCGCTGTATCTGTGTGTCGCTGGTATTTTCGAGCTTGTCGGTGCGCCCGTCAGCGGATCGAAGCTGGCTTTCTACGTCTTTGATCTGTTCCGTAAGGCGAGTGATTTGCGCCCTGGCTACGGCGGCAGTGCCAATGACGGATGCCGCCACGCCGCCCAAAGTAATGAGCAGTTTGACATCGACCATCCCGTCCATTATTTAATCGCCCCGCCAGACGTTGCCGCATAGTAGAGCCAGGCCGCAATGAGGGCCGCACAGAAAATGACGCCAGCCCCTTTGGCGCACTCTAATAAAATTTTCCTGTTCCGCTCTTGGCGCTCCCGTTCAGCTTCGCGAGCAGCCGCCTCGCGTTTCTTCTTTTCTGCAATCGCTATCTTTTGGCGTTCGAGAATCGCGGCCCAAGTGCCTTCCCCGAAACGAGCCTCTAAAGATTTTCGGAGTGAGTTGAGCGCCTCTTCGTGCTCTTCGTGCGCCACCTGACTTCGGGTAGCACCGGCAAGCGTGGTTTCGTCGTCCACGGAGCCGTCTTGCGCTCCCATGCGGCTCTCGATGACCTTCTCATTGTGAGACCGCTCTTCAACGGCCTTTTTATTTTTCTTGACCTCTGAATTGGAATTAAAGATTGCGTCTAGGTGACCGCCGATCTGCGACAGGTCGTCGGCTGTTTCAATGGCTGATTTGCAAGCGCTGATTGCCACCTTGGCCGCACTATAGCTCGCAGCGAGAGTTACCGGGTCCATCCATCATTCTCACGGCTTCGTGGGCCAAGGATCGGCAACGCCGTCCTTACCTTG